GTATAACTGCTAGTCCATTCATGCAGTTCGTTGCTAAATGCACCAAGCCCAATGAGTTCCCAGCTATTATACACAAAGACGGAACAAGTCGAATTCAAACAGTATCTAAAAATGACAGTCCTGGATTTAGAAAGCTATTAGAAAATTGGTATAGCTTAACGGGTTGTCCAATGCTACTAAACACCAGTTTGAATATCAAAGGTCAACCCATGGTTAATAATATCCAAGATGCCCAAGACTTTTATTTAAAGTACAATGTTCCTGTTGTAACGTGAGTAAAATTATTAAATACTAGTATAATGCTAGATGTTTTTTTCCTTAGTTACAACGAACCATACGCAGATGAAAACTATGCTCGTCTCAAAGATCTAGTTCCAAATGCTAGACGAGTCAACGGTGTAAAAGGTTTTGCGGCAGCGCATCAAGAATGTGCCAGACGCAGTTTCACTAATAATTTTTATGTAATAGACAGCGATGCAATAATAGTAGAAGATTTTGATTTTAGCTTCACTCCATCTAAATATTTAGATCTTTGGGGCAAAGCCGAAAGCGAACGGATTTATATTTGGCATAGTATTAACCCAATAAATAACTTGACTTATGGGCACGGAGGTGTTAAAATATTACCTAAGCAGCCGTTGTTATGTGACAATAAAGATGTTATTGATTTCACCACAGGATTCGGTTTAAGTACAAAAGTATTCAATGCAATAAGTAACATCACAGCGTTCAATTACGATGAGTTTAATACATTTAGAAGTGCATATCGTGAATGTGCAAAACTAGCGTCAAATATAACTAATAGAGAAATATTAGACGAGATTGATTATGATGAATCGATAAAACTTCGAAAAGAAGTAGAATATAGATTGCAAGTATGGACTACCGTTGGCAGTGACAAGAATTTTGGTTTATACTGCATAAAAGGTGCAATACAAGGCAAGAAGTATGGAGAGAGTTTTAAAGATGATGAAGACTCTTTAAAGTTAATTAATGATTATGAATGGATGAAAAATGAGTTTGATAAATTCTTTTGACAGTGGATTAAATAGAAAAAAACAAACAATACAATTAAAAACACCACCTGTTGTGTTTTTAAGTTTCGATGAGCCCAATGCTGATGACAATTTTAATCACTTAAAAAATAATCATCCTAATCCTGCATTGGTACACAGGGTACACGGAGTTAAAGGATTTGATGCGGCACATAAGGCAGCGGCAGATGTTGCGGGCACGGATAGATTTTTCACAGTTGATGCTGATTGTTTTGTAGATCATGAAATATGGAAAAAAAGTATCGATATTACGCCTGATATTGCAGAAGCTACATTGAGCTGGAGTAGTCGTAATATTGTCAATGGCTTAGTCTATGGCAATGGTGGAATTAAATTGTGGTATACAGAACATGTAAAAAATATGAAAAGCCACGAAGCAGCCGAAAAAGGTGATAGTACTCATAACGTTGATTTTTGTTGGGATCCTGAACAATATAAACAAATGAACAATACATATGGTGTTGTATATAATAATGCAACACCTAAACAAGCATTTAGAGCAGGCTTTCGTGAAGGTGTTAAAATGGGCTTAGATCAAGGTAACAAAGTATTACCAGAAGACTTTAAACATAAAATGTATCCAGCTAACTTTGCTCGCTGGCTAATATGGATGACGGTTGGACGAGATGTTGAAAATGGCGACTGGGTAATATATGGCGCACGTCTTGCTGCCTATAAGCTATATATAGAATCATTTGATCATACTGTGATTTCAGACTATGCTTGGTTTGATAAATTCTGGGATGAACAGATTGCCCAGTTAAATCATGGAGAATATATTAATGAACGCAGTCATAAATTAATGATTGATTTAATTTCAATATTAAATATTCCGTTGGTTGAACTTGATGCCGATCAAAGTGTATGGTTTAAACATGTACATATCAGTCCAGGAAAAGGATTGGGATGGCCGGCATTATTAAATCAAAGTGCGTTACCGTTGTTTGGTTTTGAATTGCCTAAATATTAAAATGATACCTATTTATTTTTTGTACACTGATGAAGACAATCTCAATGAGAATTGGGAACGACTTCAGTCTAAAACCGACAATGCAGTTGCTGTTGCCGCAGTGGGTAACATATTTGAAAGTCATAAACATATTGCCGGTTTATGCGATGGTGATAGATTTTATGTAGTAGATGCTGATTCATGGGTAGTAGATAGTTTTAACTTTGATAAAAATATAGAACTAACACCAAAGAGTGTGGCAGTATTTCGCAGTAAGAATCCCATTAATGGTTTAATATACGGACATGGTGGGATTAAACTATTCTCCAAAGATTGTTTTAGTGCAGAACGTTTAGATCGTCCTGATATGACTACTACTCTTGCTGATAGTTATATTAAGTTAAACATATTGGCCACAGAACATAGATTTAACTATACGCCTTATAGCACATGGCGAACAGCATTCCGCGAAACAGTTAAACTAAGTACTGGTATTAATAAAAATAACAATGATCAAGAAAGTCAAGAAAGACTGGCTATGTGGTGCGAAGCAGGACTCGAAACTCAATACGGATACTTTGCAATACATGGGGCTAGACAAGGTGTTGCATATGCCAAAGAAGAAAATGCAGATCTTACATTAGTAAATAACTTCAAATGGTTGCGTAATGTATTTACAGAATGGGCAGGTTTAAATGGATAATTTACAAATTGTTTACGGATTAGAAAAATATTTTAATTTTGTTAATGACACTATCAAAGAACAATTCGTTAGAAATTTAATTAATCTTCAACATCATACAGATAATGATAGAGTATGGGCATTGAAAGAAATAATATCATTTGATTACGAAAATATACAGCCACTTAACAGACAAGATAGATTGATGATATACACTAACATTTGTAAAAATACAGATTTAAATATAGACACGACTATTTCATTGTTTGATATTTCGTGGCCCGATGATGCATTTGTACAAAAACTATCCAGAATACATTATGATGGCCCTGCTGGTCTACTGTTTGTGATTTTTACTAGAACACAAGTACTAAGCAAAATTTGGTTAGCAGAAACAATTTCAAAATTTCATAATCAATTTCAAAATGTGTTATTGTTAGGTGGTTGGACTACACATCACACAATGTACTTTAAAAATATAAAAGTCGATTCTTTATATTCAATTGATATAGATAGTTCTGTAAATGAATTTGCAAGGCTTTTTAATGAACAAGTTATTATCGAGAATACCAATGCAAATTATATGTTTGATGATGAGAACGATATATTAATAAAAGGTAAAAAACAAGACTTTGATTTAGTAGTAAATACAAGTGCAGAGCATATGGATTTAACTTGGTTTAACAAACTTAAACCAGGAACCAAAGTGTTAATTCAAAGTAATAATATGGACGCTGAAGGGCATATTAATAAGTCGGAAAATTTAGCAGAGTTTTTAAAGAAATATCCTGTTTCAAAAACTTATTATCGCGGTGAAATAAATTTTGATCAATATCGTAGATACATGCTCTACGGAATAAAATAATGTACAAAGCCAATGAAATCGCCACAGTACATCTAGAAGTTACAGAACGTTGTAATGCAAGTTGTCCTCAATGTGCTAGAAACATTAATGGCGGAGAAGTTAATCCGCAATTACACGATGCTGAACTTAGTTTAGACGATGTTAAACAAATACTAAAGCCTGCGTTTATAAAACAACTAAAACGATTGTATATGTGCGGCAATTACGGTGATCCTATCAGCGCCAGAGATACATTAGAAATATTTGAATACATACGCAGTCATAATGCTGAAATGCAACTTAGCTTTCATACCAATGCTAGTGCTAAAACTCCTGAATGGTGGAGTCAATTACCCGCTGCCATGGGTAAGAGTCATTATGTTGTATTCAGCGTAGATGGTTTAGAGGATACTAATCATTTATACAGACAAGGCACAGTATGGAAAAAGATAATGGAAAATGCTCGAGCTTTTATAGCCGCAGGAGGCAGAGCACGTTGGGACTTCATTGTATTTGGACACAATGAACATCAAGTAGAACTAGCAAGGGTATTAGCAACTAGCATGGGCTTTGAAAAATTTAATGTTAAAAAATCAAATAGATTCTTTAGTAATACTCGAGGCATGGTAAAAACAGAACATCAAGCAGGAAATCGTAAAGGCAGCGCCACTCAAATGTTAAGCATGCCTACAAATCCTGAATATCAAAATGCCGCACTAAAACAATTAGAAAGTTTAAGCAAAGATAAAGGTGAAGTCAAGATTGACTTTATATCTACTGTTGCAGAATTAAAAGGCAAAACAGGTAATCAAAAATTTAACATAGACCCTGCGAATAAAAAAGACATGGAAAAATATTGGGACTCTGCGGAAGTTAAATGTAAGGTCGCTGAAGAAAAAAGCATTTATATTACTGCCGAAGGATACTTACAACCATGCTGTTGGACTGCGGGACAAATGTATGTTTGGTATTGGAAAGAACGCGGTGGCCAAATCTGGGACGCTATTGATGCAGTAGGCCTAGAAACATTAGATTTGCGCTTACATGATATTAATGATGTTATCAATGGTAAATTTATACAAGATGTAATTCCTGAAAGCTGGACCAAGCCTAGTTGTGCCGAAGGTAAGTTAGCAGTATGCGCCAAGACATGTGGCGCTAAATACGATGCATTCAGCCAACAATTCAAATGAACATATCAAACATTAAAAAAATCGAACTAGAGATTACTAGTAATTGTAACGCAGCCTGCCCAGGTTGTTCTAGAACACAAAATTTAGATATCTTAAAAGTAGAAAGTTTTACTATTAATGATCTAAAGAGAATGTTCCCAGTCAAGGAACATATAGACGGCAAGATGTTTAAGTTTTGTGGCGTGTTAGGTGATCCGATTATCAATGAAGATTGTTTGGAAATGATCAAGTATCTAACCAGCAATAACGGTTATTGCCAGTTTAGCACAAACGGTGGACTTCGCAGTCGTGACTGGTGGATTGAATTGGGCAAGTTAAGCAAAGACACTGGACTAGTTGATGTTAGCTTCTGCGTTGATGGGCATAAAGAAACCAATCACATATATAG